ACACGATCACACATGATTATAGATGCACCGGTTATTATGCCAGGATGCCGAAACAGTGCAGCAATCAGAAGGTAGCCACCGAAAAAGTGATAGAGCGCCACCTGATCACGCATATTAAACCCATGATACAGAATAGGATTCTGCAATATGAGATAGCCGACAGAGAGAACCGGAGAGACCGCACGCCGGAACAGATCACGGCAACGAACAGGAAACTTGACCGGCTCAAAACTTTATATATAGATGGATTGATTGACCTGGACACGTACAAGGCCGACAGAGCCGATTTAATGACACAGTTGGAGGATTTACAGCGGAAAGCAGCAGAAAGCCATACAGAGGACACAGAGGCCCTTAGAGAGCTTTTAAAGCCTTCTTTGTGGGAAATGTACGAAGGATTTACACCGGAGGAAAAGCGCCGGTTTTGGCGTGGTATTCTGGAAAAGATCACGTTTAGCCGTGACAGAGTTTTTACTATCTATTTTTTATGACGTTTTGACCGATGATAACGGAGCGGGCCAGTCAGGAGCCATTTTGTTATCATTGGACATGTTGCACGAATACACGTGTATATATTTGTCTATTCTGCCGATTGCATTTGGTTATACACGTGTATATAATATAAGCATAAACAAACAACGGAGCGGGCCACAGATCGCCGGTTCGGCCGCATCGGATAGAACGGTCGGGACGTGCCAGGGACGCAGGATAAAAAGAAGGGAGATTAAAAATGTATCTGAATCTTAAAGAAGGTGACAAGTACACATGGTTTGGAGCGATTGAGCCGAAAATCTACACAGTGGAAAAGATCAACAACAACGGCACAATCAAGGGACGGGATGAAGAGGGAAAGCCCCATTGGACATGCCAGACAGACCCGTTAACAATGCCGGTGTTCATGGCGGTTTAAAAGCCGCCGCCTAATGTGGCCAGGGACGGTGACAAGCCCGTGAAAACACAGAGTCAGGCGAACAAATAAAGAGTATAGGAGGTTACAAAATGAAAAGTTTACAGGAATGCAAAGCATACTACATAGATGTATACATGAATTGGTATGTATCATCTGATAGATATGGGAAGGAATTGGAACGGTTAACTATGATGTATGAAACATTATGTTTTGTCTATGGGGATGCGTTTAAAAAGGCAGAACTCGAATGGAGAGCCGACGCAATTTACAATTATTTCAAAGCGGTCTGAATAGACCGCCGCTTTAATGTAGCCGATGACCGTCACAAGCCGGTAGGAAGAATACAGAGTGGAGCGGATAACAACATGGATGGTTTACAGCATGGAACCGTTTTTAATGATTTTGTGGAGGATATGGAATGATCAGCGAAGTTATGGAGATGACCAGAAACGGCCTGAAATGGTTTTATCAGGAATTTGACAGGCCAGACGGACAGCTTGAAGCGGTCAATCTTTACGATGAAAACGGGGGCTTTGTAGGAGAGTTTGACAGCTATGAAGACATGACAGCATACATTGACAGGCAGTAAAAACCAGGGTACGGGGGAACGAAAAAAAGTTCTTTTGTACCCTGAAATTAGTTGTTGACATATACACGTGTATATGCTATTGTATACTTACAAGGAACGAAAAACACCTATACAGGAGGGATATAGAAATGACAAAGTACAAAGGATATTACATTGATCACGTAGTTTTCAACAGCAAGGCCGAAATTGATGCATTCATCAAAGAGCGGGCAATCAACGGTTATAAAAACGCTTGCAGGCTCTTCTATGAGAAGGCAAGCATGGAAGTCGCCGCATACATGGCCGACAAAGAAAAACAGTTACATGATGTATACGGCCTGACATGGGAACAGATAGAGGATATTGAAAACAGCGTTTATGCAGAATATGCAGCGTGAGCCGGAAACGGCTCGCCCTAATGTAGCCGATGCCAGTTGCAAGCCTGGATAAATACAGAGCAGGGAAAAGAAGACAGTACAGAGGAGGATAAAAGGATGACACAAGAACAAACAAAAGCCATTGAGGACATGATTGATCATTGGTATAAGGAAATGGAAAAAGCAGAAAAAGAAGCGCAACAGCTTATAAACGAAGGTAGAAACAGTGTGGCCGATGTACATAAACGCAGAATGAGGATTTTAAGCTATAAAATTGATGGTGCGATAGAAACAATTAATATTTTGGGATATAAAGTTAATTGGAACGACACAAGGCCGGAAATTGTGAGACGATAGCAGGAATAAGCCCTTGCGGGCCAACACAGCTTGCAAGGGTTGATTCTATGGAGGTGATACAATGGCATATACAGAACAGCAGAAAAGAGCAATTTATAAATACAGAGAAGGAAAGCCCGACAGCACAAAGAACCGAATCACAATCACTTTAAATGCAGATGATAAAGCGCTATTAAAAGCCGTATCAGATCACACCGGCGAAAGCCGTTCGGAATTAGTGCGCCGCTTGGTTAATGAAGAAGCGCAACGGTTAAACATCGACCGCCCACAAGCCCCATAGAGGCAATTTAAACCCAACATAGGCAAATATACACAAACGAGCATAGAAGGCCGTACAGAGCCACACAAGGCGAAATAAACCACACTGACAGCATAACGCCGCCGGTGTGGTTTTGTTTTACAGCTTATTCAATACGCCGTCATATAAACGGGGATGTAACACTTGCAAAGTGGTCATCAATTCATCAATAACCGGTATGATCTCGGACGGTGGCCGGCCATTAACAGCTTTTGAAAACTCTGTGCCCGAATCATATTCAATAACCGGATTAAAACCGCTTGCCGCCTGGTAAAATGCCGGTTCTGTTTTCTGCTCCGGATACATGTTTTGTAGTATCGTGAAATATGCCGCCAATTTGATGCAGGTGTTAGCATCC